CGATATATGGTTCGATCCAGAACAGCCTTACGAAAAAATGTTTTTCCCCTGGTTTCAATTTCCAGAATATAAATTAAAGACAAAAGAGATACAAAAAACAGATGAGGAAATTGAATTTCTAAAGAAAGCAAAAAGGTCGCACAAGATAATTATCACAGATGAGCAATTGGCATTTAGACGATTTAAGCGAGCTGAATTGAAAATCACATCAAACGATGGCGTCCAGGTTACTTTTGAACAGGAGTATCCTGAAGACGACCAAACATGTTTCCTCTCTTCAGGACAGGCGATATTTGATTTAATAAATATTAAAAAGAAAATAGATAGTGTTTTGGATCCAATTTCAGACGATGGGGCAATAAAACAGTACGCCTTATTCGATAAAAATAAACTCTATGTGGCAGGCGCGGATACCGCAGAGGGCGTTAATCAGGATTATTCTGTCGGTGTGGTCTTAGAGGTCCAGTCTAGAAAATTGGTTGCCATATGTCGATCGAACCGCTGGAAGCCATCAGAATTTGCCGCAAAATTAAACGAAATGTGCTCAATATTTCAGGGCGCTGGTAAATTTCATCCAATTTTAGCAGTCGAAAGAAATAATCATGGCCACGCCGTGTTACAATCATTAGATGAAACAATAGGTTATCCAAATCTATTTAGGCATACCGACGAGAGGCTTGGCTGGCGCACCGATATGGTTACTCGACCAATTATGATGAACGCTTTTGTAGACGCCGTTGAATATGATCAAATACAGATCAATGACAAGTCGGTATTAAATGAATGCTTGACGCTGGTGAACAGTACAGGAAAAATTGAGGCTGCCGATAAAAAGCATGACGACTGTATCGTCGCAGTGGCGATCGCGTTACAGATGCTTATAAATACGAGCAATCTTTCAGTCTACGAAAATATAGAAAACCGAATATTGATATGAGGATGAATGGCAGAACCACAACCGTTAAGTATACCATCGACTAATTCGATTTCAAATGTCTACACAGGTTCGGCCGAGAATACTTATTTTAGATCTCCCATGGTGCCCGACTCATTTAAGGCACCATATAATCCAGACGATCTATGGCAAAAGACGGGTGATTATTCCGTATACGAGGACATGATTAACGACGATCAGGTGACGGTATGTCTACAACTTAAAAAAGATCTAATCCTTGGTTCAGGTTTTGAGTTTATGTCAGAGGACGATGGGCAGAATGATATAATAGAGTTTCTCGCTGACGCATTAGACGACTCATGTTTAATCGAAGGTGCTGAGGAAATGCTCACCGCGTACGAAAATGGATTTTCATTAACTGAAAAAATTTTCGAACAAAACGATCAGGGAATGGTGGTCTTAAAAAGTCTTAAAACACGACATCCTAATACATGGCTTATCTATCAGGACGACAAAGGTAATATTACAAAGTTTGAGCAGAACACAGTCGCAGGACGTAAAGATATAGATCCTGATTCATTAATTCATTATGTAAATAATCCTAGATACCAGAACCCATATGGTATGAGTGATTTAAGAGCGTGTTACGCTGCATGGTTCGCGAAGCGCCAGGTGATTAGATACTACGGTATTTTTCTAGAAAAAGCTGCCTCACCTACTCCTATAGCTAAGTACGATAAGAACGCACCCGACAGTGCTGTGCAAAAGATATTCAACACAATTAAGAAACTACAGGCATCGACAGCAATGGCGATCCCGAAGGAGATTGAGGTTGAATTTCTCGAAGCAAAATCCAATGGTGAAGCGTATGCTAAAGCTATCAATATTTTTAATATGTTCATTGGTCGTAGCTTGTTTGTTCCTGATCTTATTGGGCTTACTGGAGCCGAAACTGGAGGTGGCTCGTACTCACTCGGCAAGGAACAAATTAGTATGTTCTTTATGCACATCGCGCGTAGGCGGGTGGCGTTAGAGAAGATTATAAATCAACATATTATCTGGCCAATGATAGTCACAAATTTTGGATTCGTTGAAAATTATCCGAAGTTCAAATTCAAACCACTCGACGATATGAAGGCCATTGAACTAGCGAAAGTTTGGCTCGATGCAGTTAAGAGTAAAGTGTTTCCCGCGAATGATGAGGAAATAAATTACTTTAGATCATTATGTAAATTCCCTGAAGGAGAAGTTGGTGAAATCGCCGCACCTGTTATTCCTGGAATACCTGGACAGCCTATCCCAGGAGCGAACGAATCAGGGAAAGCAAATATTACCGCAAATCAGAAAGAAGAAAATACAAAGGAAGTGCCAAAAGCATCAGAGAAACCCGCGCCAGAAAAGAATAATTTCGGAAAAGTCTATAAGCTCCCCCCCGGTGACTATTATAAAAAATGTGACTATAAAGCGATAGGTGCGAAGTTTAAGGATTATGATAATTCGATTATGATAGAGGCTGCGCCTGTAATTAAAAAGCAAATGTCGGATTTATTCGATCAGATTCAAAAGAAAAATATTCTCAAGAGCCAAGATATTTCACGCATAGATAAGCTTCAATTAAAATACATGAAAGAGCTAAAACAGATTTTAAAAAGCTCATTTACATCAATATATAAAGACGGACAAATGTTGGCACAATCCGAACTGCTAAAGAATAGTTATAAAGCTCCCGTAGCGCATGATGCGTTTCTCGATATGCTCGAAGAGGAAACCTTCCAATATATAGGCGATTACCAATACACGATCCTAAAAAGAGTACGATCCGAATTGATCTCGGCAGTTAAAGATGGACGCCCATTATCAGATGTTGAGGGAGTTTTATCAAATGAGCTTGATAAGCTTTCCGAAGTATCACTCGAGAGATTTGCCAGGACTAAACACACAGAGTCTATGAATAAAGGTCGAATGTCATTCTTTGAAGATTCAGGTGTAGTAGCTGCTTATCAATATTCAGCCATTCTTGATGACGTCACGTCTGATATTTGTTCAGGTCTTGACGGCAAAATATTCGAGGCGGGCTCAGAGCCGATTCCTCCAATGCACTTTAATTGTAGAAGTCTTCTAATTCCAATCACAAAATATGAGAGTTATGAGCCTTCCGAGTTTGTCGGCAAGGTCCCAATTGATTCATTCATTGAGGAAAATAAAGGATCTGGGTTCGCTAAATATACTAAAGGAGAAAATAATGCTCTTTAAAAGTCGCATATTAACAAGCACAAAGTCTTGTAAATTATATCCTCGATTGGAATGTATTAATGGAAACTCATAGTATTCAGGGAGTAGAAATTTTCTCAGTCGGAGTATGGAATGGTGACGAGTATTCCATAGAAGATTTAATCGGTATGGTGGCCGCATTCGAGGCTAATAAAAACACAGTTAGACCGTTTTTAAAATTGGGGCACGATGAAGATCAAAAACTTTTACAGAAGGACGGCTATCCTGCTGCTGGTTGGATTGATCGTTTATATATGCGCGGCGAAAAGCTTGTTGCTGATTTTAGCTCAATACCAAAAACAATATTCGACCTCATTTCAAATAAAGCCTATCGAAATGTGTCGTCAGAAATCTACTGCAACGTCAACATACTCGATAACACCTATAAATACATGCTTGGAGCCGTCGCGCTTCTTGGAGCAGACACTCCTGGAGTTATGAACCTGTCGGATATTTTAGGCATGTACACAAAATTATATAGTAAAGAAATAAGGACCTACAATTTAACATCTACGATTAGCGTAGAGAATAAGGAGACAACAGTGAGTAAGTCAGAACAGGAACTTAAGTTGGAGCTTGATCTAAAAGCTAAGGCCGACGAGAACGAGCAGATTAAAAAGGATTTTTCAAAAGCGCAAGATGATGGCAAATTAAAAGATGAGGAATTAATTACTCTTCGTAAAGAAAAGGCAGATGCAGAGGCCGCAGTAGTCGTTGCCAATATAGAGAAATTCAGCACTGAACTTATGTCTAAAAAATTAATATGTGCTGCAATGAAACCTTACGTTGTTGAATTATTAGGAACAGATAAAAAAGAATACGCTTTTGCAGATAAGAAATTGTCGAAGCAAGATGTCGTTACGGAGATGTTGAAATTGTTTAAAGCCTACGCGGAGGTTAACTTCGTTGAGAGTTCCTCTACTGGTGATGCGGACAAGAAAAACTCTGACAAAGAAACAGACGCGATGATAAAAGCCTACGCCGCAGAACATAAGGTGACTTATGGAAAAGCAGCCAAAGCAATCCTCGCACAACAAAAATAAAGGAGATTAAAAATGGGATCAATAGCACCATTAAGTTTAAAAGTTGCTACGACCCTGCTCGCCTACCGAATTGTGACTCACACAACCGGAACAGCCAACATGGTTAAGTACCCTGCGACTACAGCAGAATGTCCAATCGGCGTTACAACAGATACCGTTTTGGATACTACAAGCGCCATTCCAGTCGCTTTCTCAGGAATAGCAAAAGTCTATTTCGTTGATAGCTGCTCTTCTGGACAATTCGTTGCATCGGATAGCACTGGTCGTGCTGTTCCGTATGTCGGATTGACAGCGGGCATGTACGTTTTAGGAACTTTAGTTGGTCCGAAGGTAGAAGATACCGGAACAATTGGAGAAGTATTAATCAACCCAATGTGGATCAAAATCCCATAATTTGAAAGGAACAGGTGATTAGTTATGCCATTAAAAAGTCAAATTCACGTAAACCAGCTTCTTTCAAATGTGTCGATTCAATATAAGAATCAATCGTATTTGTGGGACAAGATTTTTCCAATCGTAAATGTTACAAAGGATTCAGATCTCTATCGCGTATACGATAGAAATTACAGAATACCTACTACGAATCGCGCTCCTAAAGGCGTAGCGAACGAAATGGAATTTGAATTTTCAACTGCTTCATATAATTTAGAGCAACACGCTTTAAAGGATTATGTTGGAGTAGATGAAGAGATCAATAACGACATGGGCTCGCTTCAGGTCGACACGACAGAGTACCTTACCGACGCTATTTATCGTCGTATGGAATTCAATATGTCCGAGTTGTTTACTAAAACATCTTGGTCATTAAGTGTTTCCCTCGCAACAGCGGCTCTATTTTCAGCCAACACAATTACGTCAGATCCAATCTCGGTATTCGATACCGGAACATCTGTTGTTATTGCAAACGCTGGAGCTACACCGAACTTCGCATTCACAAATAGAGCTGATTATGTTTCGATGAAGAACCATATCTCTATTCTTGATCGCGTAAAGTACACGAGTGCAGACGTAGGGCAAAACGCCATCGCTGCTCTTATCGGGGTGTCTGAGTTCTTGGTTTCAACTGCTATCTATAATACCGGACAAGAGGGTGCGGTATCTGGAACAGCGGCTGGCGGGACAACATTTTTTAACAGAAAGTCCTTCATTGGATATAAATCTCCTGCGGCGGGAATGAAGCAAATGTCTGCTGGTTATACATTCATGAACAGCGCACCTCGCGTTAGAACATGGGTTGATAATGAGCGTAACGCTACAGCGGTAGAGGTTGAAGTTAAATTTCAGCCAAAAGTCGTTGCTTCGTTAACAGGATATTTAATCGGTAACTAAAATTAAACTGATGGAGCGTCTCATATAGGCGCTTCATTCTTTACCCTGTAGGAGAATAAAGCGATGGGTGATATGAATTACAAGTTTGGAGATGCGCCTGGATTACCAGCAAACGAGCATAAAAGGAAAGCCATTCAAGAAAAGAAGGCTAAGGATAAAGAAGCTAAAAAAATTAAATTAGAAAAATTTAGCAAACAATTCTATACCGTAATAAATGGTAAAGTTTTACTTTTAACAATTCGCCCGAATGGTTTATATAGATCATTTTTCGATAGTGTTAAAAAACTCGGCCCTGATCTTTTAAAAACGAAAATAAAAAAATGGAAAGATAGCGGAAAATGGATGGATGAACACGCCATTGAGGATCTTTCATATGATCTAATATCTAAAATGCAAGATGATATGGCTAGGGAGAAATAATTGGGAATATATTGTACAACTACCTCATTGCAGATTTTAATGATCGGTACGACCTTCGATACTATTACGACATCGTTAGCTACAAAGCTAATCACTCATGCCGAGAACGAAGTGAATAAATACCTATCTAAAAGATATGATGTAGGTAGTTGGACAACATCGTCCTCAACGCCGCCCCTTATTACTTCACTGACTGAAACTTTATCAGAAGGCTATATGGCTCAACGGATGTCTCGTGGTGGCAAGGAAGCCATGGCGAGAGGTAAGGATTTAATTTCACAAGTCAGATTGAATCTTGAAATGCTAATGAATTATAAAGCCGACCTGCTTGATTCAAGCGGTGACGTTGTTTCAGATTTTTCCAATACTGCCTATCGCGTACTTTCGAATACAGATGGTTACTCGTCTACTTTTAATGAGGACAGTGAATTAAATTGGGCTGTCGATTCTGACAAGCTCGATGATATATCGTCTGGGCGTGATTGATGGCTGCTGAATTTGAGTTTAAGGATATGGAAGCCAGGCAAATGTTCAAAAAACTGGCTTCAGGAATTCAGTCGATTAAAAATGGCGAAAAAAAACTTATAGGTTTAATGAGTTCAGTTATTTTTCGAGATATAATAG